CAGCAAGGAATGTAGCCGACAATGTTGCGTGGGCCTTCAACAAAGCCCCTGTTGAGGAAATCTGATATGTAGGAAATATCAACGGCCATAATACGCCCCATTTTTGCGAGGAGCGTATCACGGAAAATAGAGGGGTTTTACGTCAGGTAAACGTCAGGTAATCGTGGGGTAATCGTGGAGTAGGGTTGACAGGTTTTTACAAATGTGCCTCATTCTCAAGATTTCTTGATTTGAACCAGATATACAGATCTGCAAGCTCTGTTGTGTACCTACGGTTGCGTTCATTGCCATTGACGACAATCGGAGCACCGTCTTTCACCCAATCTTTGACCGTGTTTTTGGACACGGCAAACTGCTTGGCTATGTCATCGAGCGACGTGAGTATGACAGGCACATAAGCTGGTTGTTGCATCAATAGCCTCCTACATGGTCAGCAATTCCACTTGGCAAACCAGATCCACCACCTGACCATTCTGCCATCGGGTTCAGGTCAAGAGCTTCGATAGCCCAACACAACGCGCACACAGGAGGGTATTCGATCATAGGCATTGTGCTCAGATGATCGCTCTTGGCATTGAATATGTACTGCACAGCAGACGGGATATTGCTTGCAGGGCCAAAGAACAGCGTCTTTGCGTCATTGATCCTTGCGTTTAGCAGGGCCATGTAGAACGGTATCAGCCCTTCACCTTTACCCTGCCAATTCATCGGGCTTTCAGTTCTCAGAAACGGTTTTTTCTCAGCACGCCTCTTGTCATTTTCCAAGTCTATGAGTGTCACACGCTTGTCTTCTTCAGGAGTAATGACGCGAGGGATATGGTATTGCCGCAAGTACCTGTCCACTGTGCGGATCAATTCCTCTGGTGACTGAGATTCAGTTTCTGACAGAACCTGAAGATGCCGAGCCTCACCCATTGTCGTAGGCTTGTGCCGATACTCGCCCACAACCACAACCCAACCTGCGTATGGATGCCAAGGCCAAGCAAGCGTACACACAGCCCTACGATACATCTGGCCTGTGAATGAATCGACGTAGTACGGCTCTCTGGTAACAACGTCTTTCAGCAGTTTGAAAACAGCCATGTGACCACCTAATTATCTGCAAGCATAAACAGAGCTATGAGACAAAGCACGTCTGCGAAGTCATCACAAAGAACAAACACAAGGGAAATCATCAATAGACACTTTATCGTATCAAGCATAGTTTTTGCTTTATGAAGTACAAAAAATTCATTTTTATAAAATTGGCAAGAATTACTTTTTCTGGAAAAATTATGCTTCAAAGAAGCGGCCTGTTGCTAGAAATGCTTTCTTAACAAACTTAGGCATTTTAGCCATAGCACGACGACCATTACCAGCTTCGCGCCACCACTTGTCAAACTGCTTTTTCTGAGCCTCGGTCATTGTCAAAGGGATTTCAGCAAGCACTTTGTATCTGTCACAAAACTCTATTGTCCAATGCACATACGGATCAGAGAGCGAATCCAAAATTTTTTGCCTTGCTTCAGTCATTTGCATCGCCTTTTTTCAATCAAAAGTTTTGATTTAGATGTGGTGTTGTGGATCAAAAGTGAACTGCAACACTGCTTGTGCCACCCAATTTTGTCAATCAAATAATTTACTTGTTAAAGTAAAAAAGACTTTTATCACAGCACAGATTCCGAACAAAATGATAAATGCGAGTAGTAACAGCATTGCAAGATAGCCAACAAACTCAAATAAAGCAGGAACTGTACGTAAATACTGAACCACTTGCTGTGCCAATCTGAGAGACAGGTAAAACGAACCGCCACCAAAAAGCCACGCCGAGAAGTTTTCCATTCGTTCTCTCTCAAAAGAATACTTCTGTGATCCAAGATAGTACTCATCTTCCTGCAATTTCAAAAGGCAGATCGCAGCGACAACAGCGTGAATTACGAGAATGTCAAAAAACAGAAGCATTGTGCCTCCATTGTTATAGAAAAATCATACAGATTGTGTACAGCAGCATGAACGCTGTCACAAACAAAACTACGTAACAGAAAGCTTTGAGAAACGATTCCATGTTTAGATCCTAAAGGAAATCTTTTGCTTTAGATGTGGTGTTGTTATACAGAAGAATATATTTGAATACAAGATACTGTTTATTAAAAAAGGGCGTGTGTGTGAGCTGAAAACAGAAACGTGTTAAAAACAATAAATGTGTAGTGATAGATTATGATTTAGAATGTATTAAAAATGATGGGAAATTTTTGAGGGCATATAAAAAAAATTCGCGCACGCAACACCGAGTGAATATAGGGGCCCACCCCCCCTGTGCCCTATTCATGCGGCTTTCAAGACCAATCAGCTCCTGCCAAAAGACCTATATCTGGCACAAGAAGCGTGCTTACAGCATCAATGATCGTGTCCACCTGGTCATCGTGTTCATGGGCCATGCTTGGGCTAAAGCTGCACATCTCGCCAATGGCTGCGTCAGTCCAAGGGGCAGAGCGGAAACAGAGACGGTCGGAAGCGACATAGGGGAGAATGTCATGGGCACGACTAACCTTGTCTCGACTACGCTGAATTGGGATTATCGGAATAGCTGTTTCAGCCCGAAGGGTTTGGATAAGGCCTGTGCCACTTGCCTTGTCCTCAATGTGCATGCCCAAGAATCTCACAGGGTTCTTTGTTCTGTGCGGCATGTGTTTCTGCCAGAACGCCTTAGCATGAGCAAGAAGATCTGGTGCAGTCCAACGGCCTCTGTCAATGTCCAGAATGTAGCAAATACGCCCATCTGTTGCGGCATAAGTGAGTACGCTGTAGTCATTGGTCTCACCCGTCTTCATGGCCGTGTCACAGAAGATGCCTGCGCGTATGAGTCCTGTAGGTTCAGCATCAATACGGAGCAGATGTTCCCTGGGGAATAATGCACCACCTGCTGGTGTTGGCTGTTGCAGGTATTGGCTGTTGAATGCAAAAGCATCAAGGTCACGTAATCTCTCCGCAGATTCTTTACTGAATGTCTCAGGCCAGATTGTGTCAGATTCTTGTTTATCTATCCACACAGGTATCTGTAGAACATGCCAAATATCGCTTTCATTGCGCTGTAGGTAGCCAACAAGGTCTAACTCATGCAGACGCTGCATTATGAGCAGGACGGGCGTTTTATCGCTATTCCTGCGTGAATATAAGGTCTGTGTGTACCAGAGATTACAGGCTTCTCGTTTAGCTTCAGAGTATGCGTCTTGGGCCAGCAATGGGTCGTCTATCACAATACCGCCACCGAAGCCCTGCCTTTTCTTACCAGCACCGAACCCCGTTATTGTGCCACCTACACCAACACCATATACGGAGCCACCTGCTGGAGTCTGGAAATAATCCTGCCTACCAACTTTTGGCTCTAAGCCTACGTATGGGAAGATCTTACGGTAATGGTCTGACGCAATCCAATCTCTGATCTGTACAGTCTGGGCTATGGCAAGGGTTGAGCTGTATGACGTGTAGATCCATTCTGAATCAGGAAACGCACCTATGGCCCAAGCAATCAGGTCTCTGGCTATGTACGTCTTACCATGTCTTGGAGGCATGCAGATAGCAAGGTGTCTTTTGCCACCAGGTAATTTGCCTCCAACCCATCTTGTGAGAGCTGCAAATATCCTTTTATGGAACGGCAAAACCTGTCTCTGCTGACAGATCACAGCTCCATGCCATCTGAAGAACATTTCCAGCGTAGGTATTTCAAACGTCTGTGACATCAATTTGCCCCAAGACCTGTTCCATTGCTGCTTTTGGGTTTATCACAACTGCCTGCTGGTTCACATTCACAGCTACAGCCTCTTTCTGTGGCATAAGGTCCTTTGCACCAGAAGTCATAGTTTTCCACTCATTAGCCGTTTCTACGCTTCTCAGGATCTTTTCACCCTTTGCATACAGGTTAGCGTGGAAGCTGCTTCTGATGCCTTCTAAATCCAGTCTTTTCTGTACTTCCTTCTCAAAGGCCTTTTTTTCAGCCTTGGAAAGTTTTGCTTGCTCAGTTTCTTTTTCCGCTTTAGCCAAAGCTATCTCTGCATCTACCTTTTGAGCAACCAAGTGCTCAGTTTTGCTCTGTTTCCAGTGCTCAGTTTTGATCTTATTGGCAATGGTACTTGAGCCTATGCCGTATTTCCGCTCCAGCTCTCTGTTTCCAATGCCATGAATCTCGTAATCGAGCCTGACTTTCTGCCAGATCTCTTTGGACAAAGCCATTTCTTATCCCTCAAAAGTTTTCATTGACCACAGAAAAATTTTTTCTCTAAA